AGAAGAAGTTAAAGAAGAAGAAGTTAAAGAAGAAGAAGTTAAAGAAGAAGAAGTTAAAGAAGAAGAAGTTAAAGAAGAAGAAGTTAAAGAAGAAGAAGTTAAAGAAGAAGTTAAAGAAGACGTTAAAGAAGAAGTTAAAGAAGACGTTAAAGAAGAAGAATTAATTCAAGATGAAGATCTTCAAAAAACTATATCATCTCTTAAACAAGCAATTCAAAATGTAGGAATTCTTTTAAAAGATAATCCTTATAGTACAGAAAAATATTTAAATGAAATTATTAGCGCAGATATTCAAAATCCTACAATTATAAAAGAAGAAATTGATGAAAAAATTATCAAAAAATTATAGATATAAATTATTCATTTTCTAAAATTTTTCTATAAACTTTTAGTGGCCAACTTATTGGTATTTTGTATTTTAAAGCAAACTGACTCCAATACTTAACTCTTTGATCGTAATTTTTTATTTTAGTTAATTCTCTCGTATTATTTTTTTTAACATCATATGGATTAATACATTTTATACTATCTATAACTGCAAATTTATCTTTACTATTCATATTATTAGCCCATATATATAAATAATCTATTCCCCAACCTATTAATGATGGATCATAATATTTCATAAGATTTAAAAGAGCGCTTTTGTTAAAAAGAGGAGTATTTACTTCAATAAAATTAGTATATTTAAGAAATACATTTGGTTCTGAAGCAGTTATAAGATGAGATATCTTTGATTTTCCTTTTATAAATCCAGGTTGACATATTGATAAACCAAATTGTTCGGAAATTAAAAATAAATTGTTAATATCATCTGTAGACATTATTATATCATCATCTATAATTAAGAATCTCTCATAATTCATTATATCATTATAATAATCCTTATATATTCTATAAAAATTTTGAAATTTAGAACCTTTAAAACTCCATATTCTATCTACCATTGATTGATATTTTTCATAATTTTGTTGATTATCATCATAATAAACAACCCATACATCATAATTTCTATTTGATCCTAACCAATTTTTATAAAAATCCGTATTATTTCCAACTGATGTAAATAATAAATTCTTACGTGTTATATTTTCAAAATTACTTTTATTACCAAATTTAATAAAAATTATAGTAATAATTAAGATTAAAATTATTATAAATAATAATATATAAATCATTTATTTAATGAAAAATAATAATTATTTAAAATTTAAAGTTGATAAATATATGGAAAAAATAAAAAAATTTTTTGAATTAGCAAAATTTCAAGGAGATCTTTTTTCAAAAGATCCAAATAAAAAAGTATGTGCTTTTTTTATTAATCCTCAAACTTTTCAAATAATTTCAACCGGATATAACGGAATTCCGCGTGGTATATCAGAAAATGCAGATAGATGGTCTAGACCTCTTAAATATAAATATGTTGTCCATGCAGAAGTAAATGGAATATTTAATTCATGTTTAAATGGAGTTTCTCTCAAAAATTCTATTTGTATAGTAACTATGTTTCCATGTTCCGAGTGTGCAAAAGCATTGATCCAGGTTGGAATAATATGTATATATACAATAAAACCAGATTATAATCATATAAGATGGGGAGAAGATTTTAAACATTCTATTGAATTACTCAATGAAGCAAAAATACCATTAATATATATTGATCAAATTTAAAATATTTTTAAACAAAAATATTTTATTGTATAAATGAGCATTGACATAGATAAAGATTTTAATGTATGTGATATTAATAAATATATATCAAAAATAAAAGGATTAAAAAGTAATAGTTCATCTCCGAGTGATACTTGGATTGTATATTTTAAGGATTATGTTACATATAATTTAAATAATATAAAAAAAGGATTTCTAAAAATATTTATAGATACAGATGATCCAACCCAAAAAGAAAAACTTGCATTAAAATATGAATTAAATATTTACAAGAAAGTTATAAATAATCTTATTAAATATAATATATGTCCTAATTTTGTTAGATATTTATCATATGGAGAAAAATGTTCATATGAAAATCTATTGCAAATTTTAGATGGAAAATTACAATCTGATGATAAGGAACTTTTAGATTTAGAACAATGTAAATATAATTTAAATAGAAATATAAATTTTATTTTAAATTTAAAAGCCGATAGACCATCTATTCAATCTGAAAGGAGGATGCTTAGAATTATTGATTTTTCAAAACAACCATATAAATATAATATAATTTTATTAGAAGATATGGAAAATAGCATATTTTTAAATAAATGGTTAACTGAATATGGACAAAAAAAAGAATACGAAAAAGAATTATGGAATATTTTATTTCAAATTGTATCTGCATGTTATTCTATGAGTTTAAGTAAATTAGTTCATAATGACTTACATGCTGGAAATATTTTTATAAAATATTTAGATAGAGAAACAAAATTTGTGTATAATATTGATGGTGAAAATTTTGTAATTAAAACAAATTTTCAAGCATTTATATATGATTTTGATAGAGGTTATAAAGAAAGTTTAGGAGATAATCCTTTATTAACAGGTAGAATATTATGTGAAAAGTTTTCTCAGTGCAATATTTTTGTAGAAAATAAGGATATTATAAAAATATTATGTTATGTATATAAACAAGTAGTAAAGAATGTTAAAGATAATTTACTAAATATAATATCATATAACGAAATATATAAAGATGTTTTAAAAGATACATATAATTTAATGTCTCCTGAAGATGGTTTAAGAAAATGTTATTTACAATATGAAAATGATAGAGAAAAGTTTGAAGCGCTTCCTATAGATTGGTATAAAAATTATAATGATACTTATACTATTTTAAAGAATATATCATTAAATTTAGATACATATTCAGAAGATTTTGTTTCTCCAAATAATATTTTTACATGTGATAAAAAATATTTTGATTCAGAAGGAAATATTATAGAATTTCTAGATAGTGGAGAAGAATTAAAATCTAGAATATTTAAAATTAAAAAGAATAGAAAAAGTAAAAAAACTAAGAAAAAAAGAAGTAAAAAATAAAATAAGTATTTTCTTTTTATATATAAATGAACAGGAATTTTAGTTACAGTTCTTTGAATAATTATAATTCGAGATGTCCTCCTGGATACCATTATCATCCAGGAAATACTAAATCCCTTGATAACGGATGTATGAAAAATTCTGATATGAAGGGATTAGCAGAAAATTTTATAGATGAAATAGATGTAGTAATGTTAAAGAAAAATAAAAAATTTAAGAAAGCTCAATATTGTCCTGCAGGATATCATTATGAACCATCTAATCCGTTATCAGATAGAAATGGTTGTTTAAAAGACGTAGATACACGATGTAGCATCGCTAACTTAAATATCAATCATAATTATGGGAAAGATCAATATGGAGCATTTTCATTAATGGGTGCATTAAAATATCCAATGAGATATGATAATGATAATATAGATTATGAAGGTGTAAGTTAATTTTTTAAAAAATAAAAAATTTAATTATAAATTATAAAAATGTATAATGATTCTTTAAAAAAATGTATTGCATGTAATTTTGTATCAGATAATTTGGCATTATTAAATCGTCATATAAGTAAATGTCAAAATTATGATGAATGGATTAAAACTTATAAACCAGAATATTTTGAATGTCAAAAATGTAAAATAAATTTTGTTGATATTCAAAAATTAAATGATCATAATTGTAAAGATAAGTAAATTTAAATTAAACTTTATTAGTTTAATTTAATATTAAAGTTTTACATAATTTTCTTTTTTTCCAGTTTCTTCAAAAGTCTTTTCATTTAATAGAACTCTAATTGTATAGAAAGATGCTAACTCACTAATTAAAGTACTAAATAATGCTAAATCAATTTGTGTAACATTCACAACCATCATTAATGTATTTCTAAATCCACTAACCATAAATGTAGCATTTGCATAAAATTGTAACTCATTTTTTGTAAATTCTGTAATATGTTTCTTATCAGGATTATATATATTAAATCCTAAAACAGGCATACCCAACTCATTAGATATAGTATCAATAATTTTTATAAAACCTATTAATAATAATACTGATGTATATTTTGTCCAATTATCAATTACTGCAGAAATAACAATTAAATCACTTGAAGGACCAAACCTAAAATATTCTGAATTTTCAGATTTAAATATAAATATCAAAAGACTGATAATAATAAGTAAAAATAAATTTCCTGAAAGAGTTAAACAAACTTTACTTTTCGGATTCATAATTTATAAAAAATTTATTTTTAAATTGTATAATTCTAATTTAATACACACAAATTTGTTTTGTTTTTAACAATAAAATTATTTAATTCTGCTCTTAGTATTGGACTATTATAAAATTGTAATTTAGAATTTATATCATTATTGTTTATAAATATAGAAAATAATCTATCATCAAAACTCATTGAAAAATTTTCATTGAAATGTAAAATAGATTTATTCATTTCTATACCTTCTTTAAAAAATTCTATAATTTTCAGTATGTTAGTAATCTTAATCTTAAAAAAGTGAAAATAATTTATTTCGAAAATTAGTAATTTTCTATCGTCATTTTCTAATGTTTCAAGAAAAATTTTAATATCATAAATATCAAAATTGTGTCTAAATTGATATATTCTATAATCGTTTTTCCATTTCTTTTTTAAATTTAAAATAATAAATAATGATTCAGATAAATTTTTTGTATAACTTTTTAAAATAAAATGCCATTTTATTTTATCATCTAAAATTATCTCTGTTAATTTATTTAAATCTATTGTTTTGTCTATAGTATTATCTAAAATAATTAACCTATTTTGATTTTTCTCTTTTTCATTATTTTTTAATCTTTCTATTATTTTTTCACAAATTCCTTTAACTATAATAACTTTATTATAAACTAAATAAGTTGAAACATAATCTATTAATTTATTTACCTCCTCACAACCATTATAAAATACAGGTATTGAACTTGGTTTTTTACAATTTTTGATATCCATAATAAAATTATAAAAGAAACATGAATCATCTTCTTCTAAAAATTCATTAAATCTATCAATATTTAAAAAACTTTTTTCTCTTTTTTCTTTATCCAGTTTATCTTGTATTTCTAACTCGATATTCTTGAGTTTTTGTATTTCTTTATCAATATTAATCATTTTATGAATTTAAACATAAATTAAAATAAAAATTCAATTATAAATCTTTTTAATACTCCTAAAATTATTTACTTTCACTTTCTTCTTTAATTAATAATTCTAAATAATTTTTATATAAAGTATTAAAAATTTTAGTTTTCGTTAAATATAAATTTTTGTTATATTCTATTACATTACAATTTAATAAATCACAATTTTTCACAGAATTTTCATAATTCTTTTGACTTTCTATCATATCACTTTCTAATTTCTCTAAAATTTTAAATATAGAAAATGTTAAATTAGAATAATTGTTAGGAATAATTGTTAGGAATAATAGAGATTTATAAATAAATCACAGAATTTTAAATTGAAATTTTTATTAAATTTATTTTTGATTTAATAAAATGAGCTTAACTAGTTATTTTATTTTTACATCAAATCATTGTAATGATATGGAATTTTTGGAGAAATTAAAATATTTTATTGAATATAACATAGTTATGAATGATATAAAAAATAATTATAGTAAAAAATTAAAAACAACTTTATCTCCAACTATGGAAAAATTGTTAAATGATTATAATGATATAATTAAGGATCAAAATTATGAAAAAAAAGAATTTAACATCGAGGAATTAAAAGAATATGATAATATTATAATTTCAATGAATCATAAGAATTATGATTATGAAGTTAAAAAACATAAATTTACAAATATTATAAAAGAATTACTTCAAAAATTACAATTTAGTTTTTCAAAATACGTAAAAATTTTTTATGCTATGATTATTTTTAAAATTTTAGAAACTGATATAGGAGAAAGAATTATTCAAGATAGCACTCAATTTAAATATACTGTTTATAAAAAAATAGAAGAATTTAAAAAAGATTCTTTAACAAAATTTGTTGAATATTTTGATAATAATTACGATACTTATAAAAAATATATTTCAAAAAGTAGAAATAAGAGATATTATTTAAGAAAACTAAGAACTATTATATTTAGTTTTTATGTGTTTTCAGATTTATATAAAAAAGTTAAGAATAAAAATTTACAAATTAAAAATACATATCATGAAAATTGTATTATAAATTAATCAGATATAAATATAAAAATTGAAATTTATAATTAATTAATTATAAATTAATTATAATTTTACATAAAATGGAATTCATGGATAAACAATACGTTTTGAAAAAATATAAAGAATTTGAAAAAGATTATGATGAATATTGGTTTAATCCAAATATTAATCCAGATTTACAAATAATACCAAAATGTCATCAATGTACTTTAGATTATGAAAATTTTAGAAATAGAACAGATAAATGTGATAGAATGGATATAGAATGGAAACATCCAAATTCTTGTTTATGGTTTGATTATTTTACTGATAAAATTAAAGAAATTGTAAGAAAACCAAATTTCGTCAAAAAATTAAAAAAAAAATAATTCAATAAATAAATGTCATATAATAATTTAAGAGATTTTGAATTACATAGAAATCCATATGATAAAATTATGCTTAAAGAGTATAATCCTGATTATAATTTAACAAATTTTGCATATCCAATGCCACGAACAAATTTTGATTTAAATTTAGAAAAAAGGTGGTGTCCTCATTGTTTAGGTCAATATGAATATTATGATGATAAAAAGTCCTTTAAAGAATATTTTATTCATAATTTTAATAAATTAATGTAAAAAATATTATTTTATAATATTAGATTATAAAATAATGAATTTTCTTTTATATTTTTATATCATCTATAAGATTAAAATTATAAGTCAATATAATATTATTTAGATATTCATTATCATAATTATTATTAAAATTTACACCATCACTTTCTGATAAAGTATGTATTTCTAAAAAATGTATATTATCATCATATATGAAATTATGATAATTATTTTGCTTATTTTTTATATGTAATATAACTAGTAATATATAATTAGAAGTATATTTTGATAATTCATTATTAAAATATTTTATTTTATTTTTATTAAATTCATTAATATTATTCATGTTTACAAATATCATTGTGAATAATTTGTATCCTTCTTTCTTAATTAATTTTTTAAATCTATCAACACATCTTAAATAATAATTATAATCATTTTCATTGATTAGTGGATTTTTATGATTAAATATATTTTCATTTTTATATTTATAAAGAGAATGCCCACAAACAGTGTTTGATACATTAATATAATATGATTTATTTAAAAATTTAGAAAAATTATCCTTTATACAATCTATAATAATATCACAATCAGAAAAAATCCAATCAAAGGGATATGAACATAATTTTAATTTATTATTTTTTAATATCATACTACTTTGACAATGAGTCCCTAAAGAACATGTGTAATTAATTTCTTGCATTTTTTTATATTTTATTCTTTATGTTTATATTCTTTATATTTTATTCTAGAGAATTTGTATATAAATCATAAACATAAGTTCCTCTCATCATATTTTTCATTTTATTAATATTTTTTATTTCATCTTCAGGAATTTCAAAAATTTGAAAGTTTTCTTTTACACAATCCATTATAATAAAAACAGTATTTTCATTATAAACATAATTATCTGTTATATTTACGTCTATAGCCGCATATATCTGTTCAATATTTTTTAAAGGCATTTTAGAATATTCAGCTTGTTTCTCGGACATTCTAGAATCTATAATATCATATAAAACACCTTCTATATTTTTTGTTAAAAGAATTAGAGAACATAGTAATTTTTCATATTTAACATTTTTAGGATTACAAAATTTACTAACTTTTTCTATTGCTTTGTAAATTTTGTGTCTAAATATTTTTAAAGATTCCTCGCGTGTTTCATCTTGTAAATATAAAGGTCTTACATCTCTAGCTACATTTATAAGTTCTTTTAATATATATAAATTAAAAAATACATTAGATATTTCATTTTCAATTTTAACCCATTCTTTTATAAAAATTTCAAAGTTTTTACCGATATCTTTATAATCTTGTGGTTCTAAAGGTAAAATAATCATTGACTGAAGTATATCGATACAATAATAATCGTAATCTTTAAAAATTGTGGAACTTTCGTTATGTGACTCGAAAATATCTAATACATAATCTACAGCTCCCTTTTCATCTACATTATCCCATCCAGAATCAAGTTCTATTTTTAGAGGTAAAAATACGTTTCTAACAATTCTTCTTAAACATTTAGATTTTTTAGTTTGTCTTTTATTTTTAATTTCATCAGAAACTGTTATTAAAAATAATTTTGGATCTGCTACCCAGTCAAATCTATCAGACATAAAACCGACATCTGTATGCGCCAAACTAGTCCATAACGGATTATTTTCCATATTTTCAATATATGAAAATCCAAAGTCTATAATGATAGGATAATGACCAAATGTAGGTACGCAAAATTGATTTTCTTCGTCTATTTTATAAATGAAAACAACATCTTTATTACATTTTTTAATCATAACATTATTTGAATGTAAATCGTAATGAGTAAATTTTTTCTTTTTTTGTGCTATATCTATTCCTAATAATACTTGTTTTATAATAGAATATAATATTTCTTCATCAACTTTTTCACTTCTAATATAATTATAAAATTTGGTACTTTTATCTATATATTCACATAAAAGAACTTCTTTTTCTATAGAATATTTACTTTTTATATTAAAAGGTTCAAGAGATTTTCTAGAAGGTTCTGTTTCGCATAAAATTGTTCCTACTCCTTTACAAAAATGAGGACAATAACTAGCTATTTCTCCTAACCCTTGCATAATTGTCAACTCATGATATGCTAAATAATTAATTATTTGTGACATTTTAAAAATATATTTTCTATTTTCATCATTTTTACTAGAAAATAGACCTACAACACCTTGTTTACTAGGTTTATCTAAAACTTTTTCAAAATTTAACCATTCATTCCATTTTTTACTTTTATTATTTTCAAATTCTTTTACTAATTTATTATAATTTGTTGACAAGAACATTTATTTATTCTTTTAAATGCTTTAAGTATTAATTTTAAAATGATTATAGCTAAAAACTAAAAATATTTATATATAAAACCTATTACATGTATATTCAAGACCATAATATTTACATTTAGAATGATCTTTACATATATATCTTTTTGATTTTTGTCTAAAATTTAAGATTGGTTGGAGACCTTGAATATCATACATTAACCACATCTCTCCATTGTAATTATGAAAATGATATTCGTTAAATATATAATTTCCATTACTCATATTATATTTAATTGGTTCTTGGCAATAAAAACAGTCTACCCAATCATTATTCATTTCACATAAAACTCTTGAAAAAATATCTTTATATGGATTATAAAAAGTAAAAATTAAGTTGATTAACTCACCTGGTAAATACATAATTATTTTAATATAATTTTTAACTATTTATAATAATTAATTTAAAAACTATTTTTTATTTTCTTTTCATGTAATAAAATGGTACAATCAAAATCTGCAACAATGAAGAAATATGAGATGGCATATGAAACTTGTATTAGAAAGGCTATGAAAAAATCACCAAAATCTAAACCAAAGGTTCAAAAATCAAAGTGTTTAAAAAAAGTGTCTGCTGAGATAGTTAAAAACTTGAAACAAAGAATTGGTAAGCTAAAATCTTTAAAGACCCCTGGTAGAAAATCTAGAAAGTCAAGAAGAACTTCTAGAAAATCTAGAAAGTCAAGAAGAACTTCTAGGAAATCTAGAAAGTCAAGAAGAACTTCTAGGAAATCTAGAAAATCTAGAAAGTCAAGAAGAACTTCTAGAAAATCTAGAAAATCTAGAAAAACTTCTAGGAAATCTAGAAAATCTAGAAAAACTTCTAGGAAATCTAGAAAATCTAGAAAAACTTCAAGAAAGTCTAAAAGTTCTAAGAAATCAAAAAAATTAAATGCTTATCAAAAATTTGTAAAGGAACAAAGTAAGAAAGCAGGTATGAAAGGATTGTCACCTTCTAAGAGAATGAAAGAAATTTCTAAATTATGGAACAAGAAAAGTAAAAAAAGTAAAAAAAGTAAAAAAAGTAAGAAAAGTAAGAAAATGTAAGAAAAAATGTAAATTTTTGAATATAATATTTAAAAATTAAATTAATATAATTATGTATATTGTTATTAAATATGAAAATATTTTAATTTAGAACAACCTTTCGAAGTTGTATTTAAAACTGATAATATTGAAACAGCAAAAAATTATGCATATAAATCTGCGTTCGAACTTTATGGTGATTATATAGATGATTTTAAAGAAAATTAGATTATATAAAAAAATATTTAATTTTTCAAGGTATAGTAGAATATTCTGATTGGAGTGTTGATATGTGTGGAAATTCAGATAATATTGTTTTTGCTGTATTTAAAATATAAAAAAATTATTTAAATAGTAAATAATTTTTATAAAATGTCTCAAGAATTAATTGAAAATATTCTAGATTTTAGTTTGGAAAATAAACTAAGAATAGAATTATTTAAAGAGTTTTATAATACAAATCGTAAAAATGATTCAATGGAATTACTTTATAGAATTTGTGGTATGTACCAGTTTAGTGGTTCAAAAATTATTGAAAATTTTCTACATGATTTTGTTAAAGATAATGAATTATCAGGTGTATTTAAATTAGAATCTGCACAAAATTTAATTTTATATTATGAATTAGAAGAAGAATATGAAAAAGGTGATTCTGCAGAGGATAAACAGATGAAAGATGAAAATAATAAAAAAATAAAAGAAAGGAATGAATTAAGAATAAAAGATGGATATAAAGCTTTAGATATTGTATGTTCAGAATTAAGAAACAGTGATATATCTATACCTTGTCAAATAGATGCTTTAGTTACTTTAATGAAAAATTCTGAATATATTAATAATTCTAATAATTATTTAAAATTATTTATAAATGATTTAAAAATAGATTGTGATTATCGTTATAAAACAATTTTATCTCTTGAAAAGAAAAATATCAATGATTATAAATTCTTTATTAAAAATGCTTGTCTAGAATTTTTAAATAATGATAAAAATATGACAATGTATCGTATTTTAGCAGCACAATATCTTTTACAACATTGCGAGGTAGAAGAAAAAATACAAATTCAAGATATTTTACTAGGATTTGCGAATGATACAGATTTAGATTATAATCTAAGAGCTGATTCTGCTGATACATTATTAAGTTTAGGAACTCAGGAATATAAGGATTTAGCAAGAGACATAATTGTATGTTTGGGAAGAATTGGAGGTAATAATAAAACAGTTTATGATAATGCTCAAAATGTACATACAAAAGAAATAGAAAAATCTGTATTAGAAATATTGAATGTTATATGCAGTGTTAAAACTTTGAAAATTAATAATATACAAATTGATTTTCATTATATAGAAAAGGAAATTATAAATATATTAAATAATATTAGAAATAATTGTGAAAATATTTGTAAGAATAATAAAAATTTAAAAGATGAAAAAGAAAAATTGGAAAAATTGGAAAATAAATATTGTTCAGAAGAATGCAAAAAATTTTGTGAAAAAGAGGATAGAATATTTATTTCTTTGAATAGAATTTTTATGGATAGAACTTTATATAGTCAGTTTACAAGTACATTATCTAATATTTTAATTAAACTATGGAGTTATATTAATGAAAGCGAGTTTAAAGATGAAATGTTAAAAAGACTAATTGAAGAATTAGATGAAATGAGTGGAACATGTTCATCAGGTTTTGTATCAAGACTTGTTAATGTTCTTTCTGGATTTGATGAAAAATTATCTATAAGAATTTCATACGAAGATCAAATAATAGCCAATATGAATGGAAGATTAAATGTAAGAGCGCAAAAAATTTTGGATGAGGATTCAATATTTTATAATGATAAATCAAATGATATTGTTGAATTATATATAAATTCAAATAATAAGTTAAGAAAATATTTAATAAATATAATAATTGGAGATAAAAATATTACATTTTTACCTACGATGAAACAACTTATTGCAAAATTTCTAGAAGATGATAAAGATATAAAAATAAAAGAATGTGTTGAATTTTTTGCAGAAAATGTTTTAAACGAAATGATGTTAGATTCATATAAATATGCAAATAGACAAAATTTTTCTCTATTCTTTCGAACATATATTTCAGATATAAGAGAAGAATTATTCGAAGAATTTAAAGAAGTTTTAACACCCTCAGAATTTGATCTATGTATCAGAAAAGCTATTAGTACTTATGAAGGAATTAATTATACGATTTAAATCATATTATAGTTTGATAAAACATCATTAATTATTGTATTATTTTGGTCTACACGAGTATCTAAAGGCATAACATTATTTTGTCCTGATGTTTCAACAAGAATATAATTTTTACCTAAAAGCTGACAATAGTATGATAAAGCACCTTTTATTTTATGTTGATTTTGATATAAATCTGAATTACTTTTTAATAATTCTTCATTATCAGTATATATTCTATATTTCATATAATCTTTATCTATTTTTTTATCTAGATCATTAACAATTTTTACTGCTAAATTATTACATAATTCATTATTAGTAGGAGTTAATGTAGAACCCATACTATTTGAATTTTGTCTATTAAATCCCCATCCTTCATGAAAATCTAAAATAAAATCTGCTTGTTTAATCAACTCAACTATTTGAGATATTAGTTGATTTGATGGAGTATGATCTAAGTTATCTGGAAATTTTCTATTCATATCCCCTATAAAAGGTATAAACCGAATACCTAATTGAAAAGCACAATAATTTACAACCGGAATTATTATTAGTTGACCATTTTTTAATGATTTTTGATTAGTATTTAAATCTTCCATCAATTTTCTTAGGGCGTAATATCCAGATGGTTCATTTCCATGTATAGATCCTAACATAAGAATAACTGGTTGTTTTTCTTCTGGTTTATAATTTATACTATTATATTTATAATATTCTAGAGAACTTTTACTATCGCATATTTTAGATACCATGATCATGTATAATATTAAAAGAATTAAAATAAAACAAAATATTACTATAAAAAATATTAATAAATCTGACATTTATTATAATATGTATAATAAATTGGAAATTTTAAAAATTTTTAAATATCTTTAAAATTTTACTTCAGTCTAGAAATGTAAAAAATATCTTCTTCAGTTTCTAACTTTTTAAATTCATTAAAACCTAATTTATCTAAAAATTTATCTAAATTATCTTTCATTAGATTAATTTCAACTTTTTTAAAACTTATTCTTTGAGGAGAAAGTTGTGGATAAAATACTACATTTTTATTAAAAATTTCAATAATTTCATTTTTTATAGTTTTTCCAAGTTGATTATCAAAATATTCATCATAATTTTTAATTAATTTTTTGACTTTTGGTTCAAAAGTCAATTCTTTATTCCAATTATTACAAATTTCCCATAATTCATCTATAACTTCATGATCTTTTATTTTATTATTATCATAATCTTCAATAATATTTCTTAAATTTTGAATATAAGGGTTCATTTTATAATTAAATTATTTTTTTTAAATTAAAATTCAATTTAAAATTATTGTATATAATAAAGATTATAAAGAATGTTTACTTTTTTTAATGTAATATCATGTTTATTTTGTTATTATATGTATAATAAAACAACTAGTCTACAAAGAAAAATAGATTTTTTAGAATATGAAATGGTAATGTTAACAACATACATGTACAGCCCGTCAGCTCCTTCTTATATGTTAGAAAATAAAGAAATATAAATTTATTTAAAATTTATATATTAAAATATAAATGACAGAGAATGATATATTAAAAATTATCATTAATAAATTAGAAAATTTGAATAAAATAAAATATTCTAATCACGATAAAAAAATAAATGAAGATTTAAAAAGTATATTAGAAAATGTTGATATAATTGATAAAAAATATAAAGAAAAAATTAGAAAATTAGAAAATGAAAATACATTATTAAAAAATAAAGTTTTTGAATTAGAAAATAAAATAGATGATTTAAATTTTGTTAATTTACATGATGGAAGTGAAGAATATATTTCATTTGATAATATTTTAAAAAAAGAAAGACGATGTTGTAACTGTTGTTGTATTCTTTAATTCTTTTTTTTTTATATATTTTAATAAAAATGAATAAGAACGATTTTTTAAAACATGGTTCAAATACACCCATATTTTCTTTATCAGGCTTGCAGACATATGCTCGTTTAATTGATATTCATGATGGAGATACAATGAAACTTGTGATTAAATATAAAGATGAATTTTTTAAGTTTGTAGTTCGTATAAATGGTATAGATACTTGTGAAATTAATAGTAATAATATAAAATTAAAAGAAAAAGCTTTAGCAGCACGTGATAAAATTTTAAAAACTATTTGTAATAAAGATTTTTCTAGTTCCAAAGAAATAAAAAATGTGTTAGAAAATGAAGTATATTTATTACAAATTGAATGTCATCAATTTGATAAATATGGAAGACTTTTGTGTGATATATATACAGATATTGAAGGAAATAAAGTATCTTTAAAAGATATTTTAATTCAAAATAAATTAGCTTATGAATATGCTGGTGGAACTAAATTATCTGAGGAACAACAGATGAAATATTTTTATTAGTCTGAACAATAATAATTTTTAGATAATCTCCATTCTTCTACCCATTTTTTTTAAATTCATTACAAATAATCTAAACATTACAATAGAACCTTCATCAATTTGATCTAAAACTTTATCATAATTTTGTTTATATATTAATCATATATATAATTCTTTAATTCTTAATTAAGTAAATTTTTTATTTATAATACATTCTAAAATTTTTACTTTTCTATCTAAATCTTTTAAATGTTCCTTCATTGAATTTAATTCTTCTAATAATTCAATATTATTTTTAAGAAATATAATTCTAGTTAATTTAATTGGTACATCACATATTGCCCATGTAATAAATACTGTTGCAATTGGATGTTCTGACATAAAATCAAATATTCTTGAGTACATTATATTTATTTTTAATATTTTTTTTAAATAAATTTAAAAAATTATTATTATTATTAAATAAAATGTTCTCAAATCAAGGAAATTATGTTTGTCCATGCTGTAATCAATTAATTCAGTCAGGTATGACTAATCAACAACCCCAATTTCAACCATTTCAACCTCAACAACCTCAATTTCAACCATTTCAACCTCAACAACCTCAATTTCAACCTTATGAAGGTTATAGACAACCTCAATTTCAACCTCAATTTCAACCTCAAGAAGGATATAGACAAAATTATAGAGAAAACTTTTGTAGTATGCCGCAAAATCAGAGAGAAAATTATGATTGGAAATTACCAAATTTATCAGTAGATAATTTACCAAGAATTCCTAATATTCCTAATATGCCTAATTTTCAACAAAGATCTAAAAATGGTTGTGTAATATTTGTTTTTGCTGAATGGTGTGGTCATTGTAGAAATTATAGACCAACTTGGGATAATATTAAAAGTAGTAATAGCGGAGATTATGATTTTGTTGAAGCTGAAGAAGGTAAGTTACCTGATGATTCAAAATTACCGATGGATTTGAAAAAAGGTAATAAATCTCGCGATAATTTAGATAATGCTCTTGGAAGCGTCAGAGGATTCCCTACCTTATTTTTTGTTAAAAATGGAAATGTAACTGAAATTATGAATAGAAATAAATTAATGGAAGAAGTTAAAAAATTGTAAATTTTTTTAATTTAGATTTTAAAATAAATTTTAATATATTAAATGAATATTAAAATTCTAGAAAATGAAAGTGCTAAAAATTTCGTTAATACCGATAATAATTTTAGAACTATTTTAGATGATGTTTATATCAAAGAATGGATTGAAGAAAAAAATGTAAAAATTTATTTATTATATGAAGATTCAAAACTTAAATCTTTTGTTCTTATTACAAAATTAGCCAAAGATCCAGAAAAATTACATAAAAACCCAGTATATGTTAACTATATATATACATTTCAAGAATTTAGAAAAAAAGGATTTGCTCTTAAATTATTGAATGAATTGAAAATAATAGAAGAAATGACTGTATTTTGTACTGATGATATTGTTAAAAATTTATTTATAAAAGCACAATTTAAATTTTTAAAAATGGATCCTTTCTGCAAAGCATTTCCAATATATAGATTTCCTTAAAATTTTCTAGCATTATCTAATGCTGTTTGAAATTGTTTTTGTGATAAATATGTAGAAGATAAGGCTTTTAATTCCTTATCTAAATATTCTTTAGATGCGTATATATCTTGTATTGCCGCTATTTTTTGTGCAACTAGTGCATTTACTTGATTTTGATCTAAGTAATCCGCCAATCTATTTTTAATTAAATCTATTTCAGCTTTTCTATCATCAATAAATTTATTAATTAAAACTTCATGATCTTTAATTTTTGAAGTAATATTTGCAATTAATTCATTACTTTTACTGTAATCTCCTTTAACTTGATTTAAAACTTTTGTTAAATTTTCTATTTGAGCGCCTTTTTCTTCAACAGCCTTTTTTGCTTCTTGTTCATATGCATTTATATTTGCTGTTAATCTTTGTAAAGTACCATTTACATCTACTGTCAATAAAGTATTTAATTGTCCAGTAATTTTTTCTACATTATCTGCTAATTGTTGGACTCTTTGGGCAGTTTTATTATAATCAGGTAAATAAACATCAGTTACTCTTTTATTAAAATTAGTATCAAAATCTGTAAATCTCGTATTTAAACTTGCAAAATCCTGTTGAGATGCTAAATTTGCTATTCTTTTAGATCTAGGAACCATTACTTGAGACGTATTTATTGCAGGTGCACAATATTCACATTCAGTATATGGAGCATTTTCTCCTGGAGAAGTATATCCTGTTTCACATTTTGGATAGATTTTTTTATTAGCAAAATTACCGCATGTTTCACAATCTCTTCCCATTTGAGTTTTGCATTTAGATTTTATTGTATCTTCATTTCCATATGAACTACCATATTCAAAGAAAGGTCTTAAATATTGTTGTTTGACACAATCTCCATTAATATTTTCTACTGTTCCTGGAGGACATGGTTGTAAGAATTGACTCATTTTATATTATTAAATATAAAATTAAATTTTTAAATTTTCAAATTTTCAAATATGTCCATGATATTATTAACATCGTAGGTTACAGTAGGTATATTTAATAAATTTGAATCGGTATGACAATGTGTTATTTCCCATCCTCCAAAATTAATAGCATCATTTGTTAAACGGTCAGTATCTTCCTTATTATGAACAAATGATGCATTATCATCACCATCTGTTATTATAAACATTTTTGTTTTTTTAGCCTTTATATTAATATTTCTACTTATAAATTTAATTGTATTACAAATAGCATCATATAATGCTGTAGTTCCATTTATTTTAAAATCACTAGATGAAAATTCTTTAATACTTTCAACATTTTGATATTCTGTGATAAAATTTAATTGAGTATTAAATTCTCCAATGGTTAACATATATGAATCATTTAAGTTTCTTAATTTTTTTATAAAATTATTTAATGCATATACAAAATTATTAATATGAGCAGACATTGAATAGGAAACATCTAATAAAATTATAACATGTATCTCTGAACTAAAAAACATTTATATATATTATTTATTTCTTTAAAATAATAAATGATATATATTTCAATATTTATATTATTAATTCTAACTATAATTTATATATATAAAAATTATATAGAAAAATATGATATTGATTCTGTTTTTCTTATATCTTTAAAAAAGGACGAAGAAAGAAGAAATAAAATAATATCAAACATTAATGTTAATTATATTTATTCTTTTAATGGAAATAGAATAAATCGTAATTATTTATTGAAACATGGTATATTAAATGATAATAAAAGACAATTAACTAAAGGTGAGATAGGATGCTATTTTAGTCATTTGCATATGATAACAAAAGCTGTAAGACATAAAAAGATAATTCTTGTATTAGAAGACGATGTGGAAATTGATAATAATAAATTAGAAAATATAAAAAAAGCAATAAATGAAGCACCTAAAGATTTTAAAATATTATTTGTAGGTTATAATTATTATGAACCTTTTTCAGATTTTAAAAAAATTGATTTAATATACGGTTTACAATCATATGTAGTAAATGGGAAAAATATTTCTTTAAATGAATTAAATTCTTTATTACCAATAGAAGATCCAATAGATATTATATTACCTTTAAAAATAAAAAAATCTTATATAATCCAACCAAAAATTTGTAATTTAAATAGTGAATTTCAAGATGAATCTAATACTCAAAATATAATATAAAAATTAAGTAAAAAATGATAATATAAGAAAAACATCAATTTTTAAAATTGAAAAATTTTAAAAAATAAATCAAAAAAATAATGTATGATAGAAAACTGTTATACCTTTAAAAATTATGAATTATTAATTGAAGAAAATCCGCAATATTATCTTCATAATAGTTTAATAGAACAAAAATGTATAAAAAATATATTTTATTTTAATAATTTTTATTTTACAGTATATACTAAAGACAATAATAAATTTTATAAAAGTTTTGTATATATATCAGATAATCAAGGATATTTTGTAACAGAAAATAAAAATATTGTTAAAAATCCTTCAGAAATATATTTTGATGATAAAAATCTAATAATTACAGAAATTGGAAATAATATAGAAAATTTACATTCTAAAGTTTTATATGAAATTTTTTATAATTTTGTTATTTCTTATAATTGTTATGATTTTAAAAGATTTAATAACTACTCTATAATGGATACTCAGGAGTCATTGTAGGTAATGGATACTCAGGAGTCATTGTAGGTAATGGATACTCAGGAGTCATTGTAGGTAATGGATATGAAGGAGTCATTGTAGGTAATGGATATGAAGGAGTCATTGTAGGTAATGGATATGAAGGAGTCATTGTAGGTAATGGATACTCAGGAGTCATTGTAGGTAATGGATATGAAGGAGTCATTGTAGGTAATGGATATGAAGGAGAAATAGATTTGTTTATTTTATTTTGATTACATAATATTAAATTACTCTGAAGATTTGCTACTTTATTTCTTAAATTAAATATTTCAGTTGTCATTTCACTAATTTTTTTTTTAGAATCACTAATAATACTATTTTTTTGATTCAAGTCTATAGTAAGATTTTCATTTTTATCTAAATATTTTTTACAAATAATATCATAAGTAAAAGGTTCGCTAGAATTAACATAGTGCATATAATTAGGCATTTATTCTTAATAAATAAAAATTTGTTTAATAAAAAAAAATAAAAAATTTACATTTTATAAATAAATAAGTTTCTTTATAGATGATTATGATTATTTTTACTCACTTAATAGTGAAGAATCTATTTTATATATAACAAATGGAAGTTTAATTATTAAAACAAAAACAGATGAGAAATCTTCTACAGGTCCTCAGGGTCCTCAGGGTCCTCAGGGTCTTAAGGGACCCCAAGGAAATGGATTAGAAGAAATAAATAATAATTTAATACCAATAACAGGATGGGTTGGTAGTCAATCTGTTATATTCAACACACCTTATTATAGGAGGTACTACAGTTAGCATCCAGATATCCCCTAGTAGCGGTTTATATATTCCGCAAGCGTTAACTTGGATAACATAGGCACCAGTTACTTTTCATCCGGCTTCATAAGTTAATAATTTTTGTAAAAGTTTTTTCATAATTTTATAAATAAATTATAAAATTATGATTTTTGTATTTAATAATATAATATTCTGACTTTTTTTTGGGCACCATTCTTAACAAATAAAAAATTGATTTTTATTTTTTTTTATTAATATTTTTTTAAATGACTGAATTATCTCAAGCTGTTAAAATATTTCTCTATGAAATAAAAATAGGTAAAATTCAAAAAATTTATGATAAATTAGAAAAAAATAATATTGATATAAAAGATTTAAAAAAACATTATTTTAAAATTACAGATAAAATTTTGTATTGGAATTATTTATTAAAAATTTTTAAAAATAAAGATTTAGCTTTTGATTGTTTTACTAATAAAAATAAGTATGATATAAATAAATGTATAATAAATAAATATAAACCAATTTGATAATAAATTATTAAAATATATTTTTTAAATATAAATGATTAAATATTTAAAAAAATCATAGAGATAAGATAACTTTGCCAAAAATAATAAATTATAATAAAACTATTCACAATAATTTAAGATTATTACTTAAAAAAGTGATAAATTTTTTAGAAGAACACAAAATAACATATTGGATTTTTTCAGGAACTTTATTAGGTTATGTAAGACATGATAAAAAATTTATACATCACGACGATGATATAGATTTAGTAATATATGAAAATAATATAGATGAAATATTTAAAACAATGGAAAAAAATAATATTTTTAATATTAATGATTTAAAAATAGATAACTTTTTTTGGTTATAAAATTTTCTTTAATAATTCTAAAATTTTTATAGATCTTTTTACGTATGTAAAAAATGGTGATAAAATAGAAGCAGATAATGAATATACTAAAAAAGTTTTTCCGAACGAATATTTTATTGAAGATGAATTATTTCCTTTATTAAAAGATCAATTTGAAGGAATAGAAGTAAATATTCCAAAAGAACCAACAAAATATTTATTTATATATTATGGTTCAGATTGTTTAAAAAATATTAAGTATGTTATCCCACATTATAATGAATATTTAAATTTATTAGATAGAACATCAATAAATTTTTTTAAATAATATTTTAAACTTCTTTTATTTCTGAAATATAGTAAACCTTACCTATACTGTTTAAATAAGTCTCTATATTACTCTTTTTATCACTCTTTAATACTGCATCTAAAATATAATTTTCATCATAATCTTCTATCTGACCTTGTACATATTTTACCAATCTTGTGTTTTTAGGTTTAGGTTCATTTTTATAATAAGCTAAAACAGCAAAACTTTTTGCTTCAGATGTCTTTCTGGATGATTTTTTAGATGTCTTTCTAGACTTTCTAGATGATTTTTTAGATGTCTTTCTAGACTTTCTGGATGATTTTTTAGATACCTTTCTAGACTTTCTGGATGATTTTTTAGATGTCTTTCTGGATGATTTTTTAGATGTCTTTCTAGATGATTTTTTAGATGTCTTTCTGGATGATTTTTTAGATGTCTTTCTAGATGATTTTTTAGATGTCTTTCTAGATGATTTTTTAGATGTCTTTCTAGACTTTCTAGATGATTTTTTAGATACTTTTCTAGACTTTCTAGATGATTTTTTAGATACTTTTCTAGACTTTCTGGATGATTTTTTAGATACTTTTCTAGACTTTCTAGATGATTTTTTAGATACTTTTCTAGACTTTCTAGATGATTTTTTAGATACTTTTCTAGACTTTCTGGATGATTTTTTAGATGTCTTTCTAGATGATTTTTTAGATGTCTTTCTAGACTTTCTGGATGATTTTTTATTTACTGATTTTAATTTAACCCATTTAAAAATACCATTTTTATCTGCTTTTGATACATAATATACACCATCATTACCTTTTTTTCTTTGATTTTTACAATTTTGCGCAGGATATGGAGGTCCAGGTCTTTTATTATATTTTGCATTAGTTGATTTAGTACATGACATTTATTATAAATAATATTTTTATAAAATATTTTATAAAAATATTTAAATACTCAAATAAGTATAACATTCTTTTAATAGATTCAATATTTCATTTGTATCATCATTATCACTATCATTAACTTTACTTTCCAAATATTCTATTTTTTCAATTAATACTAAGTTAGCGAATATATCAATATCTTTTTAATATTTTTTAATAATATTTTTGTAATATATTAATAATTATCTTTATCTTCTTCTTGAATATTATTAAAATAATTTTTTGCATATTTTGTCTTTCTTAACATGAAATTAAAAACTATTTCTTTATCTCTTGAACAATTTTTTTTAAAAATTTCATTATTTAACCAATCAAAATAATTTTCAAACGAAATCATACATTATTATTATATATTTTTAAATTAAAATCTTCTTCAATAATTTCATTATAACCATCATTTCCTGTAATATCATATAAAATGTTATCAGGATTAAGTAGTTTTCTTGGTTTTCTAATATAATTTCCATTTGTATGAATAATTAAAATAATTAATAATAAACTTCTGAACATTTTTAAATTTTTAACAATAGTTTTTTTATATATTCAATTTTTTTTTATGTATATAATAAATGAAAAATAGCACAAAAATAATTATAATAATATGTATAATACTAGTTTTAGGAATTTTGTTATATTTTTGGTTAAGACCAAAATCTAATGAAAATTTTAAAATAAGTCATAAAAATAATCCATTTAATTCTGTATTTTTAATAGAATTTTCAAAATCAAAACCAGATATAATAGACTATAAATTATTACATAAAAAACAACAAGAACATATGAAAATTAAAAATAAAAAAGAAAATTATATTTATGAAGGTTTAGGAGATGAAGATTTAAATACAAAAATTTCTGATTATTTAATTAAACAACAATCTGCCGCAGATGATCAAGATAGAGTTGATAAAAGAGAATTAAGATTTAAAACATTTGGTATTCCAGGTACAATACTAGGAGATGTAGATGGTCTAAAAATTAGAGAATTAATAACAAATACTTTAGGTAACATTCCAGATCAACTTAGTTCATATTTATTTCAATTTTTACAAACAAAGAAGAAAAAAGATTTGATGATTGATCTTTTAAGATATGTAGGTATAACTGCTATAAGTATGACATTGGCTGCAGTAGGTTTAGGTCCATTAAGTTCTTTATTTAAAGGATTCTTACCAGCTGAAGAAGATACTAGTTTAAATTTGGCTGATTTAGAAAAAAGTTTAACTGATTCTTTATATAAAGAAAGATTTATAACTCTATCTATGAATATGAATTTGAATCTACAAAAAGTTAAGTATTATATGGCTACAGTATATCTTCCATTAAAAGTAAAATATTATGCATCTTGTAATTTTGATGATGAATCATTTGGAAGTGAAGATATTATAAAATGTTTAAAAGAAAATGAATACGATCCAAATATTACTAAAAAGGATCCAAAAGAAAATGATACAAAACGTGAATTATTAAATATATCTTTAAAAGAAATGGATAGATTAATGTATTCTGAGTGTACATCAATTTATTCAGATATTTTAGAGATTGCATCTAATTATAATTTTGGAAATAGTATAGAAATTGCAAAATTAATAAATAATACAAATATTCAGTTAATTTTAATTGAAATTTCATATTATCAAGAAAAAGCATTAGCTGATAATTTTCACAAAAATTCAAAGATGATAACAAATATAAATACCCAAATAAAGGATATTTTAGATGGGATGCCAGGAGATAAAAGTAAAAAGGATGAACTCTTATCTATAATTTTACCATCATGTAAGGCTTCTAATTATTATTATATAAATCCTTGGTTAAGTAAAAATATAGGTAATATTGATATTATTGGAACATCTGGCCCTCAAAATTCAGGATTATTACAAAATATACAAAAAAGATGTAAAGAATATTTTGAATTAATACAAAAAATAATACAATTGTATTATAATAATATGGAATATTATAATGATTGTTCTAATATAGATTTTGTAAGATGGGTTGATCATTATACTGAAAATATTGTTGTTGGTGATAGAGTTATCCATTATAAAGGAGAATATAAAGATAAAGCATCTAGAGATAACCCATTAACACCTTCTAAAGGTAATATAAGTAATGCTGTTCATTTTACGTTAAAGAAAGATCTTTATTTAGGAGATATAAGACAAAAATTATGGTGGGAAAGAAGAAATGATTGTACAACTCGTTCTAATAATTATACATTTATTAATAAAAATGCAGAAGACGGAGACGATGACTATAAATTACCTTTGCCAGATTCTACAGCTACATTAAGAATCGGAAATGATACAAAAAGACAGGCAGTTCTAAGTGATATAGGTTATTATTATACAAACTCAGAAAATACAACACCAAGAGAGAATAAAATATTTTATAACAATAGAAAATGTGGGTGTTTAATAGATTTTGTTGAAAGTATGAATTTTAAAGATGTTATAAATAATTTTATGGAAGTTTGTGGAATATCATCATTAGCAACATTAAAAAATTATTTTAGAACAGTAGATGAAGTTTTAAATGATATATTTGTTAAAGATTACGCTCAATATCTAAGAATATATGAAAAGTGGGGTTCTTATCAAGTTAATTATTATGAATTTGGTTCTTCGGAATTAAAAAATATGCCTCTTTTACCTACTCCTCCTACAACTCCTCTACCTACTTCTCCTGCTACACTACCACCAACATCTAAATATGCTTTAAAAAATCTTCCTTTATACTATTTAAAATGTGTTTTTAATAAAGAAGACATATTTATTAATGCTGATTTAAGAATAAAAGATTTAATTGATATAATTTTAAAATTTGACAATGATAAAATAGTTTATAATTATAATAATTGTTTTCCTTTCGGTAAAAGATATGGTTCTTATAATAAAGCTAAAGAATTATATGATAATTTTAAAGAATTAAGATATAAATATAATCCTACAGAAATAAAAGATTTTGGAAGTTATTGTTCAAATCCTCTATTTTTAAATAGAGATTTTGATAGTAATCTTCAGATTAAAATACCAAATATACCAAATAATTATCCTGGTATAAATAATAATATTTATTGTAAACAAGGAAATGCTTTAGTTACTTGTACAAATCCATTTATGTCTCCTGGAACTGAAGGGACAGATTCAACAAGAAATCGTAGTATAGTATGTTATAATGAATTCACAGGAATATCAATAAAAAATAAAGATCTTGCAAGTAAATTTTTAGAAAAATTTAATATAGATAATTTAGCATACGGTCTAGCTATAAAAGAAAATAAGAATATATATAAAATAAATATACCTAATTTTGATGGAAAATTAGAAATTCCATTTTATGATGCAGGTCGTCTTAATTATAATTTTAAAGCTAAATTTGATACAACTGAAATATTGAATTCGAATTTTTTCAAATTAGAATTAAAATTAGATGAAGATATAATTAAATCATTAAGTTTAACTACAATACCAACAAAACCTATTAAACCTACAGAAGGTTTTATTGAAAGAGATAAGACTTTTTATATGAGAAATTATGAATATTTAGAACTTCGACAAAAATATTATTCTGATATTCAAAAACAAAATGATAATATTGAAGATATATTATTTATACAAAATTTGTTAAATGATAAATTATTTTTTACGTTTAAAGAGAATGGAGGTACAATAAATCATTATTTTGATATTCAAAATGGTTATATTATTTATTTACAAGAAAATTCTGATGTAATAAAATCTATAAAAAAAATTGAAAATAATTCTGATATTTTTGATGAATTATCAGTAAATGAAAGTACTGTAAATACAAAATGTAATACTTTTACTGATATTAAAGTAGAAAGACCAGGAGATCATAAAACTAATTTACCAGGATTTAAATCATCTTTAGATAATTTAGTATCTAGAATAATAAGTATTTTAAATGAAATATCAGAATTATTTAAATTTACTCTAATACCATCACAAGTAAATTTTGTATTTTTAACTGACGAAGCCTTATCATTTTTGGGTATAAATACTATAAAATCTAATATCCAACGTAATTATACAATCATAAATACTTTAAAAAGTGAAATAACAAGAGCTCAAACTAATCTAACAGATTTAAATGGATTATATATTAGAACTGAAAATATTAAAAAAGAATTAGACCAAAATATAAAAGATTTAAAATCATTATATAATAATAAGGTACTTGAGAGTAAAAGTAATACATTTAAATATCAATTAGAATTAATAAATAATTATATAAAATATATAATTGAAGCTACAGTAACAAAACATAATAGAGTCTATAGTATATCAGATGAATATATAATTTTAAGACAACCTACTAGTATTAAGAGTGATTTTGTTTTAGTTAAAAAGATAGATAATGGTAAATTGTCATTTTATAATTTTAGAACAGGAAATACAGACGATAATACAATAACAGGTAAAGTAGATGATGATAAAGTTGAACTTATGATAAAAGAAATAAATAATATTGTAGATATTCCATTAAATATAAATGTTGAAATTGGTGAAGATAAAAAATTAAAATATAGAAATTTATTAGATCAAAGTTTAACAGAAGAACTTCCATCATTTACTGATAAAAATTATTTTGAATATTATACGCCGAATTATTGTAGATATAAATGTTAAAATTTTAAAATTGATTTTTAATAAAATATTATTAAAAATTTGTAAAAATGACTTCTTTAGAACATAATTTTCGAAATAATAATACTATAACATGTATTGATTTAATGAATTATTTTTGTTTATTAACTTGTTTATTTATAATTTCTTTATTTATTTTAATTCTTCCAATTTTAGAAATTTATTTTGGGTCTCATTATTATAGTGAGATTGATTGTGTATCTAGTATTAAAATACCTTTAAGTATTTGGTTAATAGTAAAAGGTTCAGTTACAATAATGAATATTTTTAATATTTGTATTTATGTTGCTATAGTAAATAATGATTTTGGAAAAATATTATCATTATATTTAATGTCTTTAACAAATATTTTTTCTTTTATTTGGCTTATTTTAGGTTCCATCATCTTTTGGAGAGATTGTATAGATTGCAAACCTGATGATTTAAATGTTTTATTATATTTTAGTTTAATAATTGGATATATGAATATTATGTTTGGATTTTCTCATAATAATTATATTTTACAAAATACTAAAAAGAAGAAACCTTTATTAGATATTTAAAAATAAAATTAAAATAGAAAAAAAAGTTAAATAATTATATTTAATATAATTTGTATTATTAATTATATTAGATGTTTTATATAAATATTCTTTTGGAATATCTATTAAACATTTTTTATTCAAATTTAAAGTATTTTTAGTTTCTTTATTAAAATAATATTTATAATCTGCATAAATAACAGAATTCATTATATTTTTATTACTATCATCATGTATTGCGCCATATGAATGTGCTAATTCATGAGAAATTACATAAGGAATTAGATTATCTTTAATATTATAATAATTTATAACAATTATTGAGTATTTTGAACATAAAGAATTTAAATAAGATATTCCTTTATTAGTTGAGTAGTCATCAAAAATATTTAGAAATAACAATGTTAAATCTGTATAATTTTTTTGGTTAAAATTTTCAATTATTTGATCTAGATTAGTAAAATTTAATTGTATACTATATATATTTTTTATATAAAAATTTATATCAATATTAGAATTATGATATATTAATTTTGTTTTTTCTAGATTATTATATATAAAATTATTATCAATATCTATATTTTTATATATTATTGTTTCTATATTAGAACTAGCTATAGTTAAACATATAAGATTAATTATATAAAAAAAATATTTAAACATTTTATTATAAAAAATATGTTTTTAAAATAAAATATGGGTATTAAAGATAAAAAAGAAATAAAAGATTTATTAAATTTATTAGATAAAATTATAGAATATAATTTTAATAAAAATAATATTGAACGTTATGAATTAACTAAAGAAATTAAAATAAATATTAAAAAAAATAAGAGTTTGACAAAATTATCAACTCAATCTTATTTTATAAGTTTATTAGATATAATTTTTGAATATTATACTGAAAATAGAGATAGTTTTTCTGAAAATTTGTATAATAATTTATTAAGTTGTATAGAAAATTCTGTTAGTAGTAATGAAATATAAATATTTTTATATAAAAATATTATTTTTAAATAAAATGATATCTTTAAAATTTATAATTTTTATTTTATTATTAATATCTACAATAATTATAATATTTTATTTTAAAAATTTGAATGAAAAATATTTTATTTATCCTACAAAAGGGGTTTCTAATAGATTAAGAGTTATAATGGCATTCAAAACATTACAACAAAAATTAAAAAAAAAATTAAAGTTTATTGGGATGATAAAAATAATGATTTTTTAGATATATTTCAACCAATAGATAATATTGAATTTGTTAGTTATCAACCAAAATATCATTATATAGGTTATGAATCTTATTCTGATATTTTAAATAAATATAATATAAGTTATTCTTTTAACGAAGAAAAAAATGTTTATAAAAATTTAAAATTATTACCAAACATTCAAAATATTGTAGATAATTTTATTAAAAATAATGATTTAAAAGATGGAATATCTTTGCATGTTAGAAGAACAGATCATTCTGAATTAGCGAAACAAAAAGGAAAATATACTTCAGATAAAGATTTTTATGATTTTATCGAATTATTTCCTTCTAATACACCAATATTTTTAGCAACTGATAATTTTAAAACTCAAAAACAATTTTTAGATAAGTATAAAGGTAGAATATATGTATATAAAATGATTTATCCAGTAGAAAGTCTAAGACAAACATCATTAAAAGATTCTATTATAGATATGTTTATATGTTCAAAAATAAAAAATTTTAAAGGAAGTGGATATTCTAGTTTTTCGGATACTATTAAAATATTGAAAAATTAATTATAAGTTATATAATAAATTATGTTTTGTAGGAATTGTAAAAATTTAAAAAATGAGATTTTAGAGTTAAAAAAAAGAGTAATTAAATTAGAAGATTTTGTAGAAAATTTAAATAAAATAAGTGTATATTTTTATGGAAATAATGAAAAATATATTGAAAAAATTACATTAGATTTTTATAATTCTGAATATTTAATGAAATATTATTCAGCAGATACAATTTATACATTCTTTAATAGTATTAAATTAAAAAAAGAAAAAGAATTGCATTGTAAAATAATAATTTTTAATAATAGAAAAGAATTAATTATTCATAATAATTTATCAGCTTTAAATAAAATAATTGAACATCTACATAAATAATTTTAATACTTTTTTTATCTTTAAAAAAGAATAACCATCACCAAAAGGACATTCTTCATTTATAAAATAATTTTTATTAACTTCTTCAACAAATTTTTTTAGGTTTTCTGGATTTTTACATAAAATACCATGAGATCTTAGTATTTCAGGTCTTTCTGTGTCATTTCTACAGATAATTATTTTTTTATTTAAAAAACTAGCTTCTTCTTGAATTCCTCCACTATCTGATATTATAAATTTTGTTTTTTTAATTAACTCAATTGTTTTTTCATGTGATAAAGGTTCTATAACATTAACTTTTTTAAGTAAATATTTATATTTTTTAATATTTGGATTTGGATGTATAGGTAATATAAATTCTAGTTTTCCGTCATATTCATTTGCAATTTCTTCAAGTATTGTAAACCATTTATCAATATTATGAAAATTATTTCTTCTATGTAATGTAACTAAAACTTGATTAGAATATTCGCAACCATCTTTATTTATATTATCTAATCCTGTATTACCAACTACAAATATATTTTTAGTAATATTTTCTTTTAAAAGATTATTTTTATTTAATTCAGTTGGACATAAGTGTATATCAGCTATTCTACTAATTATTTGTCTATTTAATTCTTCAGGATATGGATCATATATATTATTTGTACGAAGACCTGCTTCTAAATGTATAACTTTAATTTGCATATGATATGCTGATAAAGCTATAGATGCTGCAGTTGTAGTATCTCCTTGGACCAAAACATAATCTATATCTTTAAATATATATGTAGATTTTAATATATTTATCATTATATTGTTTAATCTATTATTTGAAATATCTTCAAAATTCAGATAATAATCAACCATAATATCTTTCAATAAATCTTTATGTTGTCCTGTAAAACATGTTTTTATATTATCTAAATTATTAATCAAAGACTGAACTTTTATATATTCAGGTCTAGTTCCAAAACAAATTAATATCATAATATTTTATATATAATATTTTATTAAATAATATTTAAAAATAATAAATAAAAAATTAAATGTCGATAATATTTGTTATAGGACCAATATATAAAAATTTAAATAAACTTTTATTTACTATAGATAATAATCGTAAATTATTAAAAGAAAATATAAAACATTTTTATATAATAACAAATAATAAAGAGATAGAAGATTACTTTAAAATTAATAAAGATGATAATGTATCTTGTAAATTTTTTTATGAAAATCAAGGATGAAAATCAAGGATGGCAATTAAGTTGTTATAATTCAATTGTTGAGGGAATGAAATTTTTATTAGAAAATGAGAATGTTAAAAATGATGATATTGTTATATTTTCTCATGAAGATTGTTATATTAATAATTTATTTTTATTTAATAAAAACTTACCAACGGATTATGAAAAATATTTAAATAATTTTATTTATTTTTAAATATATTTAAAAAGTGATTTTTAAATATAAAAATGGATATAACTGTAATATTAACTTTATATAAAAGACCATACACTTTAATAGAACAATTAATAGCAATACAGAATCAATCAATACAACCTGAGTCTATTATATTATGGAAAAATTATGCTGAAAATATATTTTTACCAGAAATTCCAGAAAATTTAAAAAAAAATTTAACAATAATAGACTCCACAAATAATTTTGGAGTATGGGCTAGATTTTCATTAGGATTATTAGCAAAAACTAAATATGTATGTATATTTGATGATGATACTATTCCAGGAAAAGATTGGTTTAAAAATTGTTTAGATACTATGAAAGTAAAAAGAGGTTTACTCGGAACTATTGGAATAATATTTAAAGAAGGTAATAATTATGAAGGAAAAGTAAGATATGGGTGGGATGGACCAAGTGAAAACATTGAACAAGTAGATATTGTTGGGCATTCATGGTTTTTTGAAAGAGAATGGTTATCAGAATTATGGAAATTTAATCCAGATTATGATACTATGTTATGTGCAGGAGAAGATATAGCATTTTCTTATCAGTTACAACAAATAGGAATAAATACATATGTTCCTCCACATCCTGTAAATAACATAAATTTATGGGGAAGTATTCCTAATACAGCATGGAAATATGGAAATGATAATGCTTCTATTTATCTTAATGAAGGTTCTGATAAATTTGATAAGGTATTGAAATTATGTATTTCCAAAGGATTTAAGACAATTATGAATTCTAAAATTATGAATTCTAATTTAGATATAAATAGTAATTCTATTAATCATTTAAATTTTTTTATATCAAAAATAGAGAAAAAAGAGTCTTTTGCAATAATTAGACCTGGAGATGGTGAGTATTTAATTATGACAAATAAATATTTTAATACACAAGATAATTGGGAGTTTAAAGGAGGAAATTTACAAAAAGATCTTTTAAGTGTTAAAGATATAATAAAAGATTTAAATAACTTTTTCGTAGGAATACCTTGTCCAGATTGTCAAGGTAAAGAAAGAGTTGAATGGTATAAAAATATTTGGAATTTAGAAGATGCCCAAATTACATATGCTAATATATTTTGCAATAGAAATTGGAATAAATTTATAAATTTTTTAATAGAATCACAAACTCAATTCAATTATATTGGTCCTTGTAAAAATAATTCATTTAAATTAAATGTTAAAAATATTTTTAATATAGATGAATTATTAGTTAATAATTGGGATTTACAAAAGGACAATTTTATAAAAGATATTATAGAATGGATAGATAATATAATAATTAAAGATTTTAATATTTTTATGTTTTCAGCAGGACCAATTTCTAAATATATTATACCAATTTTATATAAAAAATATTCAAATTGTCAATTTATTGATGTTGGATCATCTCTTGATATTTATATGAAAGGTTCTACAAATAGAGGATATATAAATGAAACACAACATTATACAAACATAATATGTGATTTTAATAGAGGTCATAAAATGTATTCTGAAAATGATATAGTAAAATTTGAAGGTGGATGGTCATATACACCTAATGAAATTAGAGAATTTTTAAAATTTATTAATTTTAGAGAATCCTATAAAATTTTGGAATTTGGCGCAGGAAGTTCTACACAAATATTTTATGATATCATAGATAGATATTGTTATAATATTGAGTATGATACATATGAAAATGATATAAAATATAAAATTGAATATAAAAATGTCAATACGATTATGTATAATTTAGAAGATATTGACAAAATTAAGATTCCAAATAAAAAATATGATATTATTATTATCGATGGTCCTCACGGAGAATTAAGAAAAAAATGGTATAGTAAAATAAGATATAATATTAAATATGATACTATTATGTTAATAGATGATTATAATCATTATTTAGAATTTGAAAATGAATTAAATAAAAATTATACATATACTATATTAAGTAAATCTGATGCAAAATTTGTTCCATATGGTGAACATTCTTGGAGAATAATTACTGATTTAATATTAAAAATTTAATTAATATATAAAATTTATATATTATAATTTACATAAATAATTCTTTCCATTTATTTTCTTCAATTCTTACTGGATGTGTTTCCAATGAACCTAAATTATGATATTTTTCTAATTCTTCTCTAAATAAAATAATCTTTGGCAAACTTTCATTCCACCAATTTATATCTCTTTTTATTCTAATATAATGTAAAGAACCAGATAAATCATCATTACAATCTGGATCAATATAATATTCTACATAATCACATAAATCACAATCTAACATATTCATATAAACCTGACATTGTGCCCAATAATATTTTGGCATATTTTCTTCAGTTAATGGTATAGTTCTATCATCTTTTAAGGGACATTTAATTTCAACTACCAAATTTTTTATATTATCATTTTCATAAGTATCTCTTTTTCTTTTTTTAATTTTACTTTTACTTTCATATTCTACTATACCATCAACTCTTCCAGTAATCCATTCATATTCTGGATGTTTTATATTTGTTTGATCTGAATCAACTATATTTCCAGTAAAATTTTCATATACTTTAATAGCAGATTTTTCATATTTTAGTCCGTGTTCTGTAAATTTATTACCAAAAAATGGATATTTTTTTTCAATCTTATCTTCTAACAGTTGATAAGAATTTTGGTACGGATTAATATTTAAAATAGTACCAAAATCTCTAGCATTAATATTTGGTATTTTTTTAGTTTTTTTTAACATTTTATTATAAAAATAAAGTTTTAAGTTAATTATCATTTTTATGAAACCAATCCTCCATATGTTTTATTCTTTCTTCTGTGCTCATAGCAGCTAAATGAACAATAAAATTATTATATAAATTTCCGTCATAAAGTTGTTGATAAGTTTCTGAATTGAATAATTTACCATCTTTTACACTTATGTATTTTTTACAGTCCATCACATTTAATTTTATAAAATTTTCTAATACAGTCTGTTCATGTAAAGGTTTAAATCTATATTCAGTCTCATAATCCCAAATTAACTTAAAAAAATCTTTTGACCATTCATTACATTTAACAATAATGGTTCCAGTATTTACTGTAATTCTATTTTTATCTTCATTTCCATTGTTTACATCGTCGCTGCATATAATAATATTTTTATCTTTATCATTTTCTATAATATCTTCTATTTTCATATTATGTTTATTAAAAAATGCATCTGAATCAATCCAAAATAAATATTCATACATATTTTTTTGTAATAATTCATTAATTACTTCTATTTTACACCATTGAGGAGCTCTATTTTTAACTTCCTTATCAAATACTTTTATTGCGTAATTATTTTTTAATGCATATTTTTTATTAATTTTTTCTGCTATTTCAGAATAAGATTTTATATTAGGTGTATAAGACATACATATACATATTTTTTGTTCATTAAACATTTCCTTATAAAATAAAAAAAATATTATTAGAACCAATATTAAGATCAAAAATATGATATTTATATTTTTCATTTATTAATAAAAATATAAAATAGTTTTATTTTATATTTATTAAAAAAATTTCATTTTTATAAACTCGGTTTAAAAGGATCTGGGATTGTATTTCCGTCAATCATATTTTGCTGAAAATCATATGGACATGCATTAAAAGGATGGTGTCCTTGTCCTTCACACTCGTAATCTCCAGAGCTATTTAGTGGAAGAACACCGCCACTTTCATATTCAACATATTGTCCAGTTAACTTATCTATTCTTCTTATACTTGGAGAATTAACAGTAAAACCTGAAATATCAACTGCTGCTGTATTACATGAAAATAAATCAGGACAACATGCTGGTAAATATCCAGGAACCGGTTGATCTTGTTTAAATGAATTACATCTATATTGTTCTCCTACCCAATTACCAGAACTATCCTTACATTTATCAAAAATATCACTGTTTAATGGTTCATTACAATTATTACACCATTGACCTAATCCTTGAGACATATGACAATATTTACCATTACCAGATAAATCCTTTGCGTTTGGATCATATGAAGGAGATTTATGAAAACATCTTAAAATCCCATCCTGCAATTCTGCAGTCCACATATCTTCTCTTGGACGATCCTTATTATCTCTACATAAAAAATAATTACAATTAGAATTTTGTTCTCCTTGTTTATCCCAAACCCATCCTATATTACATCCACCTTCCTTTTTCAGACACTCCGCACTCGTTGGATATATTGTCCCATTAAAATCATCTCCATCCTTTATAATTTTGCATACTTTACCGTGAGGATCATTAAAACTTCCCCATCCTTTCACACACATACATTCATCATCTCCTACTGGTACTGCAAAAAAATCATCTTTACATACCTGTCCTTTGAATTTACCACCTATTATACAACATTGATTCTGGTTACTTAAAGGACATGTATCTGTATCTTTCAAATCTTCTAATACAGTTTCACAATTAAATGTCGTATTACAAACATTACCGTTTGGATCCGCTTTAAAATCATCCGCGCCAACTTCTGCTAATTTTTTAACACAATCATTTTCTGTACAATCTGCAGGAACAGAAAACTTAGTAGTCGTACTTCTTATTAATCCTTTATTGGGTACAAATTTACTATAAAATAAAGGAGATGGATGTTCAACATCTGAAGTTTGGCATACTGGAATACCTTGAATATCAGCAGGAGTTGGTACTTCATTTGTAAATCTACATTTTATATTACCGCAATAACTCATATATTCGCCATTATTATTTTGATTAGGAACACTTATACATGCATTTTGAGGATTATTAGTATCACAATATACTGGTGTTTTACCATCTACACCTTTATATTCACATAGTCTTTGACATTTTCCATCTATGCATTCCTCGTTATTTTCAGGTTTACAACAAATACCATCGCAACATCCACCCTTTCCTTTTTCATTTTTTTTCAAACAACAACCCGTTCCACATTTTTCTTTATTATATTTATCAGTACAACATTCATCTTGTATACAATCCTCAGATTTACAACAATCATTCCCGCAATTTTCTTCTCCTGGATTAGTACATTTTGTTTCTATAAGTGTATAATCCTCAATAGAATATTTAGATAATAATGTATTATTTGTAAAAGTATATTCATCTTTACTAAAACCAAGTTTTTCAGGATTTAAGGTTGATTTAAAATTTAAAATTGGTTGCACTGCAGTTAGATTATTTGTAACAGTAAAAATTAATTTTTTAGGATTATCTGTATCATTTTTAACAGTATAATTAAATTTAGGTTTTGCATCATTTATTGCCTTTTCTATTGTAGATGGAAAAATACCAGTTAAAAGATATCCTTGCGGATTTGCTGGTATCGTTATAGTAATAGAATTTTGACTTTCATTTAATATAAAAGTATCACTTAATGGATACATAATTTTTCCTTTTGTACACATAAATCCTGGAGTTACACAATAATCACCACAAACATTATCATTTGGACATGGTGTATCAATACCATTTATGGTTAAACATTTCGTAAAATTTGAATTAATACATATACCACCACACAAGTCTGGTTTAGGATCAGTACATTTAGGAACACATTTATTATTTACATAATTATCATTTGCATTAGGACATTTACAAGAACCATCTAAAACATTAACCTGTCCAGGAGGACAAATTTCAACACATTTATTAAATGATTTAATAAAAGTAGAACCTTCAGGACATGATTCTTTAAAATATTTAATAACAAAATACATAATACCGGCAAATGAAGCAATAATAATTATAACTAAAATTATTTTTGTAATATTTATATTTGAAGATTTTAAAATTTTATTTTTCATTATTATTTATTTAATATTATATTTTTTTAAAAAATAGGATGATAAAATAAATTATGAATAATATTTTTTATCATAATAATTTTGAAGTAAATATTCCATATTAACTTTCTTATCTATTTCTGATACTAATTCGGAATCTCTTTCTAATATTTTGTTAAATACGCTTGATAATGTATCATCTATATTTTGTTTGTTATAATAATTTTCAGTTAAATATTTTTTGTCAACTTTATTAAACATATCAGAATTTACTGTTTCTATTTTATCATCTAGATTTAAAAATTCTTTGTCTGTATATTTTCTATCATAATAATTACTATTTACGTAATTTTTATCATAAAAATTACTTTTTAAGTAATCAAAAGTAGGAATATTACTCATATCTATATCTGTATGAGAATCTCCAACTTTATTAATTTTTTGTACTAATGAATCATTTAAAATTTTTATTTTATCATTTATGTCTGTTTTATCATAATAAATTGAATCAATATATTTTTTATCATAAAAATTAGTATTAATATAGTTCTTATCATAAATATTGCTATTTAAATATCCTAAATTATCTTGTAAAATTGTGATATCTCTGTTTGTATTTTTATTAAATCCATCTATATCTTTTTTATCATAAAAATTATTTAAACCATTTTTATCGACTTTTTCTAATAATATTTTTTCCATATCAACCCTTAGATTATCTATATTACCATAATTATCACTTTTCTCTCTATCTAAAAGATTATCTATTTGTTCTTTATTATAAAAAGTTTTATTTATATAATCCATATCAAAATTTTCTGGTATATTATCTTTATTTAATTTTTCATTTACATATTTTTTATTTTCATCTATTTTTCCATCTACATATGATTTTAATGATTGATTTTCATTATTAATATATGTTTTATCATAGAAAGAACTATCTATATATTTTTTATTTTCATCTATTTTTCCATCTACATATGATTTTAATGATTGATTTTCATTATTAATATATTTTTTATCATAGAAAGAACCTTCTACATATTTTTTATTTTCATCTAATTTTCCATCTACGTATGATTTTAATGTTTGATTTTCATTATTAATATATGTTTTATCATAGAAATTATTATTTAAAAATTCTAAACTAACTTTTTGAGATATTTCATTTTCTATATCTTTTTTTATAGAATCTTTTATATCATTTGTTAATAATTTAATTTGTTCTGGATCTATAGTTTCTTTTTTTTCACTTAAAGAACTTTGAATATCATTTAAATTACTATCAAATGAATTTTTAATATCATTTATTTTATTTTTTAAATGTCCCAAATCATTACTATGCTTACTGTTTTTATATAAAATATAAATAATTATCAGAGTAACTAAAATAATTAAAATATATAAATAATATTTATTCATTTATTATTAAATTTATTAAAATTTTTAATAAATTTAATGTATAATTTATATAATAAAACTATTTTTAAAATTTAGATATATTTGTAAAATATGTTATTAGATCATTATTATTAATGTCAGAATTATTTTGACTATTATAATACCAAACTCCCTCTCCTCCATTTTTCTTCCAAGAACTAAGAGAAGGAGTATCAAACGCTTGTTTTATTATTGAAGTCATCTTATTAGGTAAATTTACATACCCATTATCAGAATTACTTTCTCCATTAATAGTTTTCCCAACTACTAAATAGGAAGAATCTATTCCGGAATTTATAAGTTCTAATACAGATGTATTTGGAGCTACTGAAGGATCTGATTTAATAAATATTTCGTCAAATGTATTAGAAGGACCGTTATTATAATATTGTATAAAGAAATAATCAAAATAATCTTTATATTTTTGATAAATTAATTTATATACATTTCCATATTGTTGAGTAAAATAAGGGGGTTGAGGAGCATGACCTATTATACTATTAGGATTTAAACTTTTATATTTTTTGCATACATTTCCTATAAAATCTGCAGTTTCATTAAACATATTATCAATATGCTCTATGTCAAAATCAATATAATTTTCTAAACCTGTATCTTTTAACATATTATATATATCTGTAGCATAACGTTCAGGATTATTATAATAATAAGAAGAAGAATCATCAAAAGTTTTACTATATGGAGCAGGCATTCCCAAAGCTCCTCCAATAGATATACCAATATTAAAATTTGATAATAATAATGATTTATTCGTAGAATTTAACGATTTAAATGCAGGTAACATAGATTTTGAACCATCTAATGATTTTGTAATATCAGGTTGAATTATAAATGTTAAAAGAATATGTGTAATACCAGCATTTTTAAGATTTTTAACTAGGTCTGAAACATCTTTATCTTCAATCCAATATCCTAAATATACTATCCTTTTTTGTTTAGAAATATCTGGTTGTATTGAACACTTACCTCCGCAATTTAAATCTGTATATTCTCCATTTTCATTTTCAACACACTTTCCATTAGAACACGAATATTTTTTTATTACTGGTTGTATTGAACACTTACCTTCACAATTTAAATCTGTATATTCTCCATTTTCACTTTCAACACACTTTCCATTAGAACACGAATATTTTTTTATTAATGGTTTTATTGAACACTTACCTCCACAATTTAAATCTGTATATTCTCCATTTTCATTTTCAACACACTTTCCATTAGAACATGAATATTTTTTTGGTTTTCGAAATAAAAAATATATAATAATAAGTATAATACTTAAAATAATAATAGAATATATAAAAATAAAGTATTTATTATTTTTTTTCATTTTTTATTATTAATGATTATAAAAAATAGAAAAATTTATCATAAAAAGTAATTTTATTGTATAAACTCATAGTTTTCAATACTTTTATATTTTAATAAAAAATAATTTTTCATCCCTTTAATTATTTCATTATCAGTAAAATTTTCTTCAAATTGTAAATTAAAAAATTTAATTCTTTCCATATTATATTCAGATAATTTAGAAAAAAGAAAATCATTATCATAATCTTTATCTAAAAGTAAGAAATCGTTTCTAGGATTTTTATATAGTTCTATTATTTTTTGTAAATTTTTTATAAAACATTCTAAACCTATTATACAATATTGTTTATCATAATCGTAATTAATTATTAAATTTGAATATTTATAGGGTTTTTTTCTTAACCAAACTCTCTCAATATCATCATTTTCAAATGCATCTTGTTTTTTCATAATATCATCAATCTTAAATTTTTCATAATAAATAGGTTTAATATATTGAGGACCTATTCTATTTATTTCAGCATTTCTTATATATGAAAAATTATTTCCACAATTATTCATATATTGAACATATCCTAGTTTATTAATTTTAGCAAATTTAGTTATTGATGCTGTACGTAATAAAATTTCAAAATCATCACATATTGGTAATAATTCGCAATAATTTCCCGCTTCTATTAAAGTTTCTTTTCTCCAAATTCTTGGATGATTCGGGCAACATGTTAAATGACTTAAAGTACTATTATTTATATCGGAAGTATTGAATACATATACCCATGTTCCATTATATTTTTGACAATAATAACTAGCATAACCTTTTGACACATGATTTCCATACCAAAAATTATCGCCATTTTCATATACATTTACGAAATCCATATATATAAAACCTACATCTTTATTTTCATTAAAAGCTCTAACAGAATCCGTAAAAACATCAGGTAAAATTACATCATCATGATCTAATTCTAAAACGTATTTACCTCTACATAATGATACTGCCTCATTCTTAACATTTCCAATATTTCCACTATTTTTCGCTCTTCTATATAATCTTACACGATTATCTTCTAAAAGTTTTTCTTTTAAAAAGTTAAAATTTTCTTCATTAGGTGAATCATCTATAATAACCCATTCCCAATCTTTAAATGTTTGTGTTTTTAAACTATCATATGCTCTTAAAATTTTCCCAAATGAATTATAAGCTGTTGTAAAAGCGGAAAATATAGGTCTTATTTTTTCTCTTTCAAATGAACAGTTAGAAATGAAGCAATAATTTACGTTATTATTAAAAGTATTTATATTTCTTATTTCATTATAATGAATCCATCTATCTCTAATACGATCAGAAATAAAATTATTACATAAATTAATATATTCATTAACATCATTTCCATATGTTACTAATATTTGATTATCAGAATTATATAATTTATTTAAATCTTTAGGATCATTAATTATTTCTACTGTACATAATAATAAATCTTTATTTTCAGAAAAGAATTTATCAATATTTGAATACTTATCATGTCTAAATAAAACAACAAATGGATATCTCATTTTTGTTAGATGAAACAATACGTTTAAATTATATTTTAAAATTTTGTATTAAAGTACTTAAAATATTTTCTTTACCATCACGTGTATCATCAGATAATTCCCATAATAAAACACCTGCTAGATTATTATCTACAATGAATTTACTTTTTTGTGTAGCTGTTTCTGGTGTTTCATAAGTCCATCCTTCTTTAGTATTTTTATTATATGCATACGCAGATATAGATTTTTTATTTATACCAGTTATCCATTCTGATTTTTTAAATGCATCTCTCATATCCCGCCAACTTGACATTCCAGGTTCTCCATTAGTACCTGAAAGACTATTTGCAGAACCTGAACATGGACCATATATTCCTTTTGTTATATCTATAGGTTGAACATTTTTCCATCCACGACCATATAAAGGTACTCCTACACATATTTTTGAAGGAGAATAGCCTATTTTTTTAGCATTTTCAACAGACGCATTAACATTAAATTGGTCATTCATTTTACTATCAGGGTCATAATATATTCCACTTAAATTTCCTGCGTAACTATCCCAAGATCCACTAAAATCATATGTCATAAGCAGAATATAATCTAGAAATTTATCTGTACCTTTATAATTATTAATAACTACTGGATCACAACCTGTAGCAGCAGTTATTTCTAAATATTTTGTAGGAGATCTTTTATTCATTTCGTCTCTTAATTCTTTTAAGAAAATTAAAAAATTAGATCCATCATTTTTTTCATCAACATAATTAAATCCTATACCTTGTTTACCAATAAATTCCCAGTCAATATCTATACCATCAAACCCATTTTTAATTACAAAATCTATACTAGATATTATAAGATTTGATCTTAAAGTTGCATCTTTCATTATTTTTGAAAAAGTCCATGATAGAGTCCATCCACCTATAGAAATTAAAATTTTTATATTTGGATTTTTTTGTTTTAATATTTTAAGTTTTTCAATATTTATTTGATTTGCATATTCATCATGAGTTGTCAAAGAACCCTCAAGTCTCTGAGGAGGTGGATAATAAGGTAAAGGAGGAAACGAGTTATTTTTTTTAAATATATCAAAATCTCCTTGACTAGGATTTGGTAACATAAAAGCATAAACTATATGTGTTAAATTATTAACAGGAATTTGTTCTACGCTAAATTTTCTACCATAAATAGACCATTCTGAGAAATAACAAAAAACTTTTTTAAATAAATTACTTGGATTTGGATTTGGATTTGGATTTGGATTTGGATTTGGATTTGGATTTGGATTTGGATTTGGATTTGGATTTGGATTTGGATTTGGATTTGGATTTGGATTATGACATTCGCATTTACATTC